CGACGAAGAACTGGAACTTCAAGACGGAGGCCGTCTCGTACATCGGGAACGGTAGCCAGCCGTTGAGTTTGGAAGCCCAAGAGGGCTTCCGCACCGTCATCGACGGGCTGCAACATACGTATGGTGGCGGGCTGTGGATCAAGGGCCACCGTGATTTGGCTTCCACGAGCTGCCCTGGCGACTGGCTGTACGACTGGGTGATGTCGGGGGCGGCGCATGAGCCGCCTCCTGGCGCGCATGTCCCGCATGTCGATTGGGACGGCGTGGTCGCCTATTTGAGGTCGCTGGGCGGCGGGTTGGATGCCAACCCGTTGAAGCGCAGGATGCGTGGCGACAAGGTTCGTATGGTGCAGGCGATTCTTCCACGTTGGAAGTGCGATCCTGGTCCTGCGGACGGGATCTTTGGTTGGCGGACGAAGGCTGCGGTGCGGTTGTTTCAACGGCAGCGAGGCTTTTTGAAGCCGAACGGCGAAGTGAACAAGGCGACGTGGGACGCCTTGTTCTTTATGTAGGAGGTGCATTTCGATGCCCAAGGGTAAGGGATACGAGACGTTCGAGGCCACGTTCGGCAGCCAGGATGAGCAGCCGTACGACTCTTCGTCGTCGTTCAACATGTGGGACATGTCGCAGCAGGCGAAGAAGGCTGCTGCGTATCTTCGTTCCACGAAGCTCGGCAACGCCAACAGTGGCGGACGCCCGTTCGGAAAGTAGAACGCCATGAAGGATGGTTCAACGCCGCGCCTGGTGAAGGCAGACAAGGTGCTTGTCACTACGGTGAAGACTGGCGGCGGTATCGGTTCTGTCGGTTCGCCGTCCAAGAGCGGTGCCCGCAAGGCCCTGCGTGACTGATGCCTGGGAAGAAGAAGCCTCGACGCCCACGGTACTGACATGCCGTTGAAGCGCGGGTCGTCTCAGAACGCCATCAACACGAACATTGGGCGCCTCATCAACGAGGGGTATCCGCGTGATCAGGCGGCCGCTATCGCCCATGATCACGCCAAGCGATCTAAGAAGGGGAAGAAATGACTGCCATGACTTCAGGTAGTTGGTCCGACAAGATTGAGCGGCTCGTCGCCACTGCGTTGCAGGCTGGCCTCAGCGTCCTCGTTTTGACGGACGTGTCCACGGTGAAGACTGCGGTGGTTGCTGCGGCTGCTGCCGCTTTGGCTGTCGTCAAGGCTTGGGCGAAGGAAGCTTTGGATAAGCGGGCACGCTGATGCCTGATGAATGGGAGACGTTTCTAGCCGAGCACGGCGACGACATCACGTCTTCTGTTCACGAAAGCATGATGCGCGAGGCGCATCTGTTCGACATCGAGGACGGCACTCACGCTGGGTGGTGTGGCGACAAGCTCGGGGTTCTCATCGTCTTGACGGAGGAGGAGGCCGAGGGGTTGGTGTCGGAGGATTGGCGCGCCCAGCACGGGTTCATTGTGCATCCCGTGTTCAAAGAATTTTTCGGCAGGCTGATTCAGGACATGACGTTGCGGGCGTTGGACGCCCGCCCCGACCCTGAGATCTAGTCGAGATAGTCGTCTAGGTAGTATTTGTCTGCCAGTTCAGGCATCTTGCGTTTCAGGATTTCCGCTAGAAGCCTGGGTGCTTCGTCGCGTTTGCGCGCCACCGTCGTTTTCGGTATGCCCGTGTGACGTTGCGCTTCCCTGAGCGACATGCCTGCGACCCAGATCGCTTCGATGGCGAGGCGGTGCGCTTCGGGGAGTTCCATCAGGGCGTCGATGACGACCTGATCTTGAGGAGTCGGCTTTCTGTTGCACGCCGACAGGATGCGGGGGCCACGGCTGGGGGGCGCCTCCATGAGGGCGGCGGACGAGTTGAGCGGCCTGTTCATGTCTCCCAGGGGGAGCACCGCACGGTAAAAGTCTTCCGCTAGGGCTTCGTCAAGCAGCCAACTGGATGGGTCTACGTTGACTGTTTTCGGCACCGACTACCCCAAGAGTGACCATACCTCCCCTGCGTTGATCGCATAGTACTCGTTGCCTTCGGGGAACGTGCGAACTTCCGCCTTGTCCACTAGGGGGCGTAGTTTCTTGATCGGGAACATGAGTTGCCGATCATGGTGCGAGTCGTGGAGGAACAGGTGGACGGGCATGACGTTGCGGTCCCACCACAGGAGCGCCTGCCACTTGTCTAACTTCATGTGGACGATCTGTTTGCGTCCGAAGCCTTGCACCTCGACCAGATAGTCGGAAGTCAAATAGTCGGGTGTGTAACGGATCCGTGGGGGGAGTTTCCACATCGCCAGGGGCGGCCTGTTCAGGCCGAACCGCACGAAGTTGACGAGGCTCCATTCCTCGAAGACGCCTTCAGCCAGGTCACCCATCCCGTCGAAGCGTTTCCCAAACTCTTGTTCGGAGAACTGGGCGTTGCTCACAGCTTTGTCGCCTCGACGTGGTACACGAGCCTGTCATCAGGGTAGGCGATGCCGTTCAAACCGTCCAGCGTCGCCTTGATGGCGTTGTCCAAGTCGAAACGTAGTTTCGACGTGGCGTCAGGCATCTCTTCGATCTCGATGGTCTGATAGTCGGGGGTGTATGCGATCCTCATAAGGATCGGCCCTTCAAACCAGGGGCCGTCGTACGCTTCGGCGATTGTCGCCTCGTACTCCAACGTGTCCTTCGGCGTGTAGACACGGCCACGCCGTGTCATGCGGGGACGCCCCTTTGGTTTGGGACGCCCCTCAACGATAAAGGCGTGTTCTTTTTTCCGCTTCGGCATCTCGGAAGGCTTTCTCCGCTAGGTGCTGTAACTGGCGGTGCTGGTCGGGTTGTGGTTTCCCGTTGTAATAGAACTTGCGGGTGAACCTGTCGTCTAGTTCGATGAGCCACCCCACCACCGCATCCACCGTATGTCCGTCTCGGCACGCAAACGCAGCGAACTTGTACAGCCACCCGTGCCTGCCCTTGCCTGCGCCTTGGTTCTCGGTGAACGCTGAGATCGGTGGCCCTTCCTCGAACATTTCTCTGAGGCGTCCACGCAGTTTCCCTGAGGCCCTCCGACTTTCATGTGAAAGTCGTGGGGTGGGCGTCGGCGGTGGCGCCTTCAGCAACGCAGCAGCCTTGATGTCTGCGACCTTGGCACGGTTGGCGTTCGCTTCATGGAGGAAGTCTTCCAACCGTATGGGCGTGCCGTCTTCTTCGATGGCGACCTGCCTGTCCATGCGGGCACGGTTCCCGTAGTAGGGGAGCCTCACGAAGTTCCCTGGCGGTCCTGGTAGCGATTCGCTCTTCGGGAACGGGGAGTCGGTCGGCACCCCTGCGATCTGTTCTGTCGCTTGCAGGCATCGCCGCATGTCGGCGGTTGAGCACCATGTGTCGGGGAACACCCATACGTGTGCGCCACCTGAGCGGGTGCGTTCCACCCAAGCGGGGATGCTTTGCGCTGCGAGTACAGCGACGAGGCTGAACGCATAGTCGGCTACCTCGTCTTCGGTGCCTTGCCCCTTGTGGGATTCGGACTGGGCGTCAATGTCGATGCACCCCCAACTGCACACCCACAGTTCGGGCCGCATGTCAGGGTACCGTCGGTCGTCGTCCCATCCCCGTGGACCCACATGCTTGTTGGTGGGGTCGTACACCATCGGGTAGATCCCCAACGGCGCCTCCCCGTCGAGGTGCCGTCGGAAGTGGGCGAGCGTCAGGTCTTCCCAGATTGCTCGGGGACGGTCACCTGCTTCTCCCCATGCGTGGGGGAACCCGTGGAACGTCATGTGGAACCATGACGCCAGATCGCTAACCGTCACGATGTTCCTTCTGTTCCTGTATGTCGGCGGCTCTGAGTCGTGCCGCCACATAGTCGGCGTGCCAGCCGACGGACACGTCGTCGTCCCACACCACCCAGCCTGTGCGCGTCAACCCTGCGCCCAGGTAGATGGTTTGCCTCTCCACGGTGACACCCATGTCATCCCGCTCCCTGCTTGGCCAGGATCGCTTCCTTCGTCATCGGCTTGTCCTTTGGCACCTCCGTACCATCCCGATAGGTGGGGAACGGGGAGGGTTTCAGGTCGCCAGCACACATGTTCCCGATGTAGTAGCGGCGCAACTGGACGTTGCCGACGACACGGGTCAGGTAATGATCCCCTTCTTCACGGTTACTTACCGTGAACGTCAGGCGCCCGTCGTCGCAGGCGTACATCGCTACGGTCCAATCGTCTAAGTGCACTTTGTATGGTTCCATCAAAACTCCCCCTGATCGAGACGGTGCTGGATGACTGTTTCCTCCCACGGATCCAACAGCTTGCCCGCCTCGGTGATCTCCATGTTCAACGTGACCTTCTTGCCGTCGAACCTCTTGTTCTTCACCAAGGCTATACCGAACATGTTTTCCAGATGAGCACGCTCATCGGCAGGCAACGAATCGTCCTCGTGGGGGCGCCACACCGTCAACATGAAGTGCGCCAGATCCTCGCCGCCGTAACGGCCAGACTCGATGCCCAACGCAGAGCCACGGGAACCCGAACCACGAGAAGCCTGGTGGACGATGATGGTGACCGCATCGTGACGCATACCCAGCGACTTCAACGCTGAGATGCGGGACGGGTCGTCGCCCAGTTCAGGGTCGTCTAGTTGCGATGCGAAGTCCCAGATGAACACGTCGGCGGGGCGCCCGTATTCTGCGGGCGTCCACTCTCCGAGGATGTGGTCCGCTACGTCTATCGGCCCTTCGACGTGGTGGCCTGACCGCCGCATCTGTTCGCCGTACTTGGAGAAGGCGGCACGGTCAACGATCCGCAGGTTCCGCAGATCCGTCTCCGACTGGTGACGGATCGCGTTCAAGATCTGTTCGTCGCCCTTGCGGGCCAGGTCGTACACGACACGGGGGCTCTTGTTCAACCTGATACTCAGGATGCGTGACAGAACCATCAGGTCTGGTTCGTCGGGCGTCATCCACATGACAAGGTTGTTCGGGTTGCGGGCCACAGCGTTGATGATCAACACCGTCTTGCCCGTGTGCGCCTTCCCCGCCACGATCATGCACTCGCGCTTCTTCAACCCGCCGCCCAAGGCGTCGTCTATGTCGTGTACCCCGAGGGGCCACTTGTTCGACAGGTCGGCGGCGTCTTCGATGAGACGCTCCGCTATGTCGAGGCAGGTCGGCAGGCTAGGGACGGCGACAGGGCGGGCTGGTTCATCGGGGGAGAGAGGACTCGAATCCCCAGCCCGCGCCTGTCGCACCCGCGCCTGAGCCTCATCGAGGGTCAGCCGCGTGGTCATGTCACCTCACGTAGGCGGGAGGCCGCGTGAACGATGACGGGAGTTTTCCGAAGTCGATGGCGTAGCCAGCGTACTCCACCAGAGACGGCCCCCACTCGCCATTCAGGCGGTCGGCGGGCTTGACCTTGGCGTCGGGGTAGGTCGCCACGTTGGTGATCTTTCGACCGTTGACCTCGCCGACAGACTTGGCGCTCTGGTTGCAGTAGAAGTTCGAGTCTCCCGACCCGAACGTGATGCCGCTGAGGCGCTCGTACTCGATGGCGTTCGTCACCGTGTCGAAGGCGTCCTCCCTGATCCAGTTGGACTTGGGGCGGGCACCGCTGGAAGGCGCTGAGGGCGGCGTAGGAGCCGCCTGAGGCGCCGCTGGCGGCGTCGGTGGGGTCGGGGCTGCCTGAACCCCTGGGATCGCCTGAGCGACGATCTGTGTGGCTACGGCGGCAAACGTGTTTTCGTTCACGATGCCGTGCATGTCAGCC